GATTAAAGACTTTCGTCACGACAACTACTACCACCGCAAAATTGTCGACGGACTTATCGGCTCCTCCCATGACGTGCTTGGTAAGACCGAAGTGGACGCACTGTTCAAAGGTCGCACAAGAAACGACGGTAGGCGAACCGATCTGTACACCGTTCTCTGATGGAGGGATTCACTAGTCAAGGTGAACCATCTGAGCTGAGCTTCACGACGATGATGACTTTGGGTTCTGAGGGTGAGCTGACCTCAGTCCATCGGATCCCCACCGAACAGTTTGTCCACGTTTGTGACGAAGATGCCAAGTGTGTCTGTGGGCCGCATGTCATTATTAACGTCATGCAAGCTGGGCCTCTGCCCATGGTGCAGCACCAGCCTTTGCTGAAGAAATATTACGAAGAATACGATCACGATCTAGAGGGCTTAGACATCACGTTTCTTGACCTCGATGACGAAGATTGACTATCGGATGATTGTCAACTCTGGTACGTTGAATTCCGAGAGTTGTCCTTGCATGTGCAGTAGCTACTTGACTGGTCAACTCCTGTAAACTTGAATTCAATGCTATTACCCTTGTGCTACAAGGATAATTATTAACTGGAGTCCACTATATGCAAGTCCATCAAGCAGCAATGATATACCTCAACGACCCAAAATCGGGGCTAACGAAAAAGGGTTCTCGAGCGAACTATCGTTCTGAACTAAGCAAGCTCGACCAACATCGAGAGCTGGATTCGTTTACCGAGCGAGACCTTGTCGATGCCTGCCACACACCCTGCATCAAGGGCGAGCGTAAAGGGCAACGGCCTGCAGACGGAACGATCTACTCACGTAGAAAGGTGTACGAAGGCTTCTTCAAATACGCCATATTCATGGACTGGATCAAGAAAGATCCATCGCTCTACCTGCAACGTCACCTCGGAGGTCGAGGTCAACCAGTCAAAGAAAACAATTGGCTCACCCGTGAGGAAGTCACCAACGTGCTTGACGCTGTCGACATGTCCCATATCGCTGGCCCTCGAGACAACATATTCTTGCGGCTCGGATTCACTGTCGGTCTTCGAGTCAGCGAGTTAGCGAACCTCCGCTGGAAAGCCATCAACTTCGACCGAAGAGAAATCTCACTGGTAGGTAAGGGCGACAAGATGGCTGTGGTCTCAATCACCAAGAACACTTTCGGGTATCTCATGGATTGGCATGGCCAATGCGCCGTCGAGATTGGCAGGAAGCCGCACAACGAAATGGTGATACCGAGGATTAAGTCGGTAGCCACTTACAACGAAGAGACAGGTAGCTGGCTTTCAGAAAGAATCCAAAACGTCGACTGGGCAGGCGAGCCACTCTCCAACACGACTTTAGGCAGAGTGTGTAAGCACTACTCAGAGAAGGTTGGTGTCAAGTTCGCTCCGCACGACATGCGCCGAACATTTGCTGGGCTCTTATTTGAGAAGGTGGACATCTACCAGCTCAAAGAAGCCATGCGTCACTCGGACGTATCCGTGACCGAGCGGTATCTACAGACTCGACCTGATGGTGCAGCTCAGGCAGTGCGTGATGCCGGACTGGACTTCTGAGATGAGCAAAGTTCTAGGTCGAGATAAACAATGCTCAGTGACTGACGACGATGGACGCTGCACTAGGAAGGTTGGCAATTCCGGCGCTAAAGGGATGTGTCAAAAACACTGGATGAGAAACAGGAACCACGGGACCCCACTTCATCACGAAGATAAGAGCCGTTACCCGGGTTACAACGAAAGACACAACCGCCATTGCGTAATCGAAGACGATGGGAAGGTGTGCGACCGAACTGACTTAGTGGGATCAGATGACAAGGGTAGGCGTCTATGTGGCAAGCATTACCAGCGATACTGGACATGGGGTGACGCTGAATATACGGCGATGCCCTATATGTCAGGTTCTAAACCTAAGACGTTCTGCAAGGTGCCTTTGACTTACCGGCCTGATAACCGTGAGTGTGGTCTACCGTCACAGCACGCTGCAGGTGTTTGCGGTGGACATTGGAGAAGATGGAACAATGACAGAAAGGGCACGGCGAGCATCTTTGAATCCATCGACAACGGGGACTACGACACAGACAGACCACTAAGGCTTTACAAGGTGTCACAAGAAGAACGGATGAAAATATACACCGATCCCGAAGAAGGCTATTTCAAAATCTCTCAACGAGTCCCGAGCATGACACCGTGCTGGGTCTGGTACAGCGTTAGCAAGCAATCCGGCTATGGGGTTATGTGTGGAATGGGTAAGGTGAAGCAAGCCCATCAAGCGTTTTATGATTACTTCATCGGTGGTCGAGTCAAAGGTCAAGTCATTCACCATGCTTGTGGCGTTAGAGGGTGCGTTAACCCTCAACACCTCAATGGCACAGAACAGTGGGTCAACATGGGGGAAGGTAATCGTTTCGAATACGCAGACACTCGACGACAAACAATCGAGGAGTGGATCGCAACTGAAGGGATGACAATGAGGAAGTTGCGTCAACTAGTCAGAAACTATGACCTTGCTATCTAGTCGACTTCTGATCAGTCCAGAGATGCCATGTCAGATAGGACCATGCACAGCCGAGCACGACCCGACCAATGTGGTGATCCCTGTATTTCCACCAGCACGCACTAATCGTTGGGAAGCGGCCCGAGAGGATCGCTGCTAGCTCCCATCCCGCAAGGATGGCTGTCACCGTTCGCATAGGCGAACAGCTAACCCCCCTGATAATCGGGGGCACCGGGCTTGGCAAAGACCGAGGGGTCACCTGTCGCCCAAAACTTTTCTACGTTTGGATTCACACTGCTAGCGCCGGTGAATCCTTTCGTCTTAATACTGCCAAGAATTGCTCTTGCTTCTTCAGCGTCGTAAGCCTTGCCGCAGTGCGGGCACCAGATGCCGCCGTCACCAACTCTCCCGCAATGGGGGCACTCCTTCAATGGCCAAACTCCTGTCTCAGGATGTCGTCGCACCACACCTTGGTGCGGCATGCACGTTCAATGACATCTGTTCTCCACCAAAGGTCACCGATCTGCCACTGCAAGTCCTCTTCAAGGACTCGATTCATTTCGTCGATCTCTTCCTCGAGTTCCTCGATGGTGTCTTCCAAGTCCTCTGTGTCAGGGGCCTCAATATTCGAGATCGTGTTCTCTAGACTTTCCAGTCGAGTGAGGACCGCCTGATCGGCAAATGACTTGTTCGTTTCTATGACGTTGACAGTGTCTTCCAAATTCGAGATCCGGTTTGCGGTTCCGGCAGCCGTCCAAGCGACCGTCCCCCCAACAAACAAGATTGAAGCAATAAACCCCAACGTGATCTTGGAAACCTTTAGTTCCCGAATATCGTTCACACTGTCATCAGCCATTAGTAGCCGCTTACCTTCTTCTTCTTAGACGCCTTTTTCTTAGACGCCTTTTTCTTCTTAGGCGTCGACTTTCGCATTCCAGTCCTTCACTGCGTTCTTAAGCACACTGAGTCCAGCTGCGCCAGCAGCTGTGAAAGCACCTTTAGCTGACGAAAGATCAGCCAACACAAATATCGACAGGAAGCTCTGAACGAAAGTGCTCACCGACTTTTCGATGACGGACTTCCACCCGACTTGCCTTTGTTTAACCTGAATAGTCATTTAGACCTCCAATAACTCCCCCCAGAAGTGGTTACGAACCGACCTTTCTGAGGGTCAATTTGGCAATTATTCGCAGCGCAGAACCGCTTCTAGAGGGTTCATATAGCGTGACGGCCTCCAGCTCACAGCTCTCGACTTCGTAGCTCTCAGTGGCTCCTGTGACGTGCCAGTCGATGTCCTGAAAGCGGACTCTAGTTTGCACAAGATTCTGTAGGTCCCTTGCTCTGAGAGCACCAGCTCCCTCTCCGTTCTCACCAAGAGGAGCCCCGTTAAGCCCCTTTAAGAAGTCCCCACAATCCACAGGTACCTGTACAAGGGTGTCAGCGAGCCCTAGAGGGTGGAAACGAGCTGAGAGGAACGTGAGAGCACAGTCTCCTGAACCGTTGCCGACGAACTCGAGCTTCAATCCAAGCTCTTTCGCCTGCTTGGCAATAGATACCGTATGCGACTTCAATGACTCAGACACTGAACCGTTCGCTAGAGCTGTGAAGTTCGCTCCACCGTCGACGGTGACTGAAGCAGTGATCGACTCTCCTGTTCCCAACGGATCCATAGTGAGTGACACATCGTCCCAGATCTTGAATAGAGCTGACGCACCATCGAAGAGACTGGTCTCGAGTGTGCCCGCAGTTTCGAACGCTGTACTGTCGACCCGGTAGATCCCACGGCCCTTCACGGCGAAGACCGGTAGACCTTTCCATATCGCAATTGAGGTCACGTCACCGTCAAGGGCTGCTTGATACCACTTGGCATACCCACCACTAACGAGGCTGACAGCTCCAACTCCAGCTTTACTTCCAGTCATTGTCTTCCAGCCGAAAAGCATTAGGTCCTCATAAGCGCAGAATGCGCCTACTTGGTGATCAGCTGACGTGCCAATAGCTGCCAGCTCAACAATCGTGGAAGCCACCAAGCCGCCAGACCCATCAGGTACACATTGGAGAACGACTGATTGACCCTGACTCGAGCCTTCAGCTCGATAGCCCCTGACCCAAACAAAGCCACCACCAGTAGCTACCGATGTGGGGATCATCCCTCCGGGCATCTTCAATGCCTCGAACGGAACAAAGTAGTCGCCCGACTCGTCGACCCCGAGCTTCCATGCGTAGATCGATCCGTTGGTTCCGGCGTATCCACCGAAATAGAAATGCCCATTAGTGGTATCACCAAGAGTGATTGTCGAACCAACAGGCAGAGTTAAATGACCGGCGGTCTTCTCCTCAGCTCCAGAGTCGTTAAGGGTGGTGAATCGGTTTGCGGTCGACCCCGAAGACTTGACCGCTGCA